CAAGTCCTCTGATGTTGCACCCGGGAAATCACCAGACGATCGAGTGGAAACACCTGCACCTGCTTTAGCAGTTGATGGTCATGGTGATGTGCATGAAGTGAAGCCTGCCAAAAAGCCAGCAGCCAAAAAAACAGCAGCCAAACCAGCTGCCGCTAAAAAACCACCTGTCAAAAAGTCGTCAGCTTAACAACAGCATCCGGGTCAGGCCAACACTATCTATCGTCGTGAGCAAGACGTAGTTGGCCAGCATACCAAACGATCTGCGAGTAAAACTAGCCCAAGCATACATAGCACACCCTGTAATCCATATAGGATACATGACCAGTAAAGGGGGATTTGGAACAGTGGCAGCCATGGTGATAGCACACCCAATGCTAACACCCCAAGCCAGCACTTCCACACAAAATCTAAATCGATTAGTTTTGTAATCACTGTGTATCCAATCAAAAGTGGGTTTAAATAAATCAATCATTAAGGTATAGTTTTTAAAATAGCAGAAGCCACAATACTGGCCATTACTTCACGTGCCGCCATATTGGGATGATCGTTGCAGGGGCGAATGTATTTTTGCACCCCAGGAGATTGTGAGTGCAACCAATCATAAAAATCACTGTTGCGATAGATATCGTACTGCCCAAACCATTCGGGGGCAAACAATTCTCTAACCATGCATGTGGTTGGTGGCAGTATCCAGTGGTGTTTGGGTATGTGTTCCCATAGTAGGCACAATTCAACATAGTTTACATTAAATGTACTGACAAACAGTGGTGTGACGTTGTTTGATACGCAAAATTGTTGCATGGCGAAACAGTGTAAAGAAGACAACCAGCTGTCTTGATGGTCATTGACATACTGTTGCTGTAGATCCACTGATATTGTGAATTGTTTTCCTTGATCGTCAAAGTAAGTTCTTCTTGACGGTGAACTCAAAAGAAATACTGCAACATCCTGTGATTGTATTTTGCTGTGTTGTAATTGCAAAAACATATCAGCTTGACTAGCACCGCCACGTGCATGGCAGAGATATTGTAATCCGCACAACTCAGCAGTTAGCCTGGCAAAACTTTGAGGTGGGCTTTCAATTTTACCTTCACTGTAGAGATCTTCTAGTTCGCTGTTTTCAGCTGCCCAGCTGTCACCGAATATGTGTAACACCGTCATTGAATGATGTACTGATTGTAAACCTGTTCGCTAGCCAAGTTCTTGCCTTTGGCTTCGACCTGTATGTCCCACTGATCAGTAAATGTCAACGCCCATTCATTCACAGCGGTGTTCCACATGAAGTCTGAGTGTGCTCTCAACTTTTGCTTTTTGTAGCCTTGGCTGAGTAAGGCTGAGAGGTCTGGTCGAACAAAGGTATTGTGTCCCACAACAACATCTTCACGGCTAACACTGTAGTGAAGAGCAGGGCGCACACCACGCCAAGACTCAACAACCCGTTGAGCACGTGGATCCCGGGGCTCGATGTATTCGCCTGTGTTGATCCAATGGTGATGAATATCCAAAACAAGAGCCACACTGTGAGCCACAGCAAGAGTAACGTCCAAACCATTTGTCATCTCGTCATTCTCGATGGTAATAAGATTCCTGGCTTCGGGCGAGAGTCTGCCTAGAGTTTTTAGTAACTTTGCCGGCCCACCTTTGCCAGACAAATGCACATTGATTTTAAATCCATGATCATGCCAGGTTGCGCCATAGCCCATCCACCGTGCCAGGTCTACATGATATTCAAATTCCAAGATACTGCGTTCCACAATCTCGTCTGACTCTGACGCTAGCACACAAAACTGTCCAGGATGGAAACTGATACGCACACCCAAGCGTCTGGCTGCTTCGCCCACAGGGGCAAAGATCCGGGCACAGTGTTCTTGTATTTCCGCACGTTGCCACCAGGCAATCCAGTTGGCTTCAGTGTAGCCTTGTAGCATTTCACTGCCCAGACGTACCATTCTGCGTTCAGGAGGCAGTGTACCCACACGCTCAATCAGCCGCACAGCCGCGGCAGCATTGTGGTTCATGATGTCCCACTGACGTTGTTCAGCTTCATCTGCGTGTTCGCGCAGCCATCGCATGGTAGTTGATCTGCCGTTTAGGTCACGGTCCTTTGCATTGACTTTCATGCCACCGCATTCGTCGGGGTCATTGAGCCATTTGCAACAAAAGCCAATTTTAGGTGTGTACATCGCTGTAGTATACATGAATATGATTTATTGGTCAACTAGTTTGATCGCACCAAATCCAGTGTGACACAATGGAACCCACCACCCAGTGTACGGCTGTGGCGTAATTCCAACGGAATCACTGTGAAGTTGCGTTGTTCTAATTCAGCAATCAAGTCGGGTTGGTTCCGGTCCATAATCACTGTGTTTGGATCCACAGCCAACATGTTCATCCCCACCCATTTTGATGCATACGGGTATTCATGGAATCCTTGTGCCACAACATCATCCACATAGATTTTGTCCCATGAACGGAACACTTCAGGACAATTAGCAGCATTTACTCTAGTGCCATTCAACAACACCAGGCCTTCACGTATGGGCACAATGGTTGAGTCAATGTGTACCCCTGCATAGAAGTTGCACATTTCAATCTTAACATCGGGAAACTGCTCACGCAACCAGTTCAAGGCAGCACGATTGCCACCGGCTGATTCCAGCACCAACCACGAATCGTTGAGTCTGCACACATTGGCTGCTTCCAATATCATGCCTTTGTTTCTGGGCATGTGCAGGTAGTGTTCAGCCTCGTCAATGATGTTATAGTAGCACTGTGCTTCCATGTCTCTACAGGGATACATCATCACAGGATTTACAATGGTCGAACCATATACCAACAATCTATCTCTAGGGCAATAGGTGGAGAGTCCGTCATGTGTTTGAAAATTCAAACAAGGATCTGGACGTAGTACCTCCACACCTAGGTCTTGCAATGTCCGAGTCAATATTTCAAGGTCTTCGTTGGTTTCGTCTATTACCCATTGTGTCACGGGACCACGCGGCACAGGAGTTTCTTTCCATGTGGTCTTCTCTCCTTCATTTTTGAACACCGGATCGTTGATGGGCCAGTTGGCTGTGTCAGCACGACCCACTACTACTCGTTTGAGTGGATCCCACTCGTTATAGGTACTAATCATTGTGAACTTTCTGCGTATACTAACAAAGGTTCAATAATTTCTTTTTTGATACGTTGTTCTATTAATGTACGATCAAAAAATCTTGCATGATTGTGTTGAAGTTTTTGCATAGTCACTGTGTCGTACGGAACCTTGTTAAATGCGGCAATGTTGCTTACTACTGCATCCAATCGTTGTTTATAGTTAGAAATATCATCATAAGATTCATCAAACAAATTATCAAATGTTTCAAATCCAAGACTTTTCAATCTTGCCAAAGTTCCCATTTCTCCCCAGATCAAAAATGGATGACGGAAAGCAATAGGTTTAAATGTTTTTTCACTGAGCAATAACAATTCATTTGCCTTGCGTACTATTCTAGTTTCAACCACCAGGCTGATGCATGTGTCATCATACCATTTGGGATCGAAATGTCGTTGAGCTGAAAAATTCCATGATACATCGTCAGGCAGCTGTCGACCATGTGCAACATAACTCCAATAAAAATCATCAAGATATGCCACTGTTTTTTCTAGAATCTGAGTTCTGTGTATTTTTGCCAGATTCATTGGCATTAGAGCAAGTTTTTTATATGTTTTATTTGGTTGGTACTTGTCATACCCGTGGCCAATCATCAGTAAACTGTCATGATACCACATGTAGTTTTGATTGTGCATGGCATAGCCATGCTCTGCAACAAAATTTGATCCTGGTTCATGTAAATTATCATACACAATTCTAAATCCCTGATTTAAAAAAACATCGCGCAATTGGGTTTTTTTTGAACTGTCGGTGTAATACAATGTTGTTTTTGGATTGTATTCTTTACCTGGTTGGTATGGTTCAACATCTATGTATTCTTGGTACAATGGAAGTTCTAGGTTAGAATGTATACTACCCAGATGATCGTACACCAATGTAAATTGCTTCATACCCATCCTGTTATTTGTAGTGTGTATCGGGGTTCTAGTCCCATATTGGCAGCCATGTGGGGCGCATCATACATCCATTCAATTGCATCACCGGCACGCCAATGTGTGACTGGCGCTTGAGCACCTTCAAAATAGTGCCCACTTTTCCAATCATCCAAAAACACAATGGCTCTGCGTATGCGATGTTCTTGACCGGGTAAGTTGAATAACCGGACGTATTTCACATACAAGTCTTGATGCATGGGCAGTATAGTACCAGTGGTCATTCTGTAGTAACTGGTGCCTATGTCTTTCCAGCCCATTTCACGGTAGATATCAACAAAAGTCTTGTTCCACCTAGGCTGTGTACCGCGCATGTCACACATGTCTCCTGTGAATTGATTTGCATAGCCTTGTTGGGTCCACAATTTTAAATTCACAGGATCATTAAATGGCTCGTTGATGTAGTCAAGCCGTTTGAACTCATCATCCCAGAACACTGGGATGTGATATTTAATGAACTCGGGTGTTACCGTAGTGGACAACTTCGACCTCAGGGGTTGATGTGAGTTTGCGCCATGGATCAACAATGATACTGCCAGGCTTGATTTCACAGTAAGGCAGTGTGTCCAATTGGTCACCTGTGTATTCATAAGTGATCTTGCGATTGTGTGCCCACAAAAAGATTGCAGGTGTATCCACTGTGGCCACAACATTGGTGGGATCATCAGCCAAGGGATCAACGTATACAACCTGGCGACCTTCTTGTTCAATGTAGTGTCCTACCAAGGTTGAGTAGGAGCCAATACAGTATTCCACATCAGGTTTGTAGGCTTTGCCGTGGATCACAATGGGCAAGTTGTTGTTCATCACACTCAAGTCCAACAGGTACATGGCCAAGTTTTTGGCCTGCACTTCGCGGGCATGCATCACAGTGTCAAACAAGTCGTAGCCAATGTTGTATTCTTTGGCCAACCAACGCAGTGCAATGTTGTCTCTGGGGTGGCAAGCACCTGCATCGCCCATGCCGGCTGTCATGTACTTGGGTCCCATGATGCGCATGGTGCTACGTGCCAAGGCATCTGTTACCACATCTACATTGATGTTGCCAATGCGCAGGGCAAAGTCCTGAATCATGTTCACCAAGCCCACTTTTGCACTAATGAATGTGTTATAGAAGATCTTGATGGCTTCGCATTCGTCCCAGGTGCCGATTTCATAGCGTGGATCATTCACCATGATGGTCTTGTACAGGTCGATCAGTTCGCCTGCTAGTGCGTTGGGGTTGCCATCTTCTGTGCCGATCATGACCATTTCAGGATTGACCATGTCCCACTTCACTGAGCCCATGGCAATCAGGTAAGGGTTGTACAGGAATTGATGCTTGTTGTCCAGCAATGGATAGAAGTGCTTGCGTGTAGTGCCGGGCAACACAGTTGAAATCAACACAACTTTTTTAGGTGTAGTGGCGTACTTGTTTACATTCTTGATTGCATCAATCACAGCCGCATGCCCAAAATCTCTAGGCTCCATGTGGCTTGACGGAACTGAGCCATCATAGCCTTCAGCATGCGGGGTGGGCACAGCAATAAAGATCCATTCGCTTTGGTCAACCAACTCCGCAATTTCACAAACTTTTACTGAGTCGCTTGAACGTGGGTAAATATCGTAACCGCGTACTTCATGCTTTTCAGCCATGACTTCTGCACAATCGAGACCCAGTTTGCCAATCCCAATAAAACCAATTTTTTTCATATGAGTGTTCCTTTAGACAGATTATATCATTATTTGGCTGATGTTGTCAACCATGATCTAGTAATTTATCGCTGGTCGCCACACGGCTCAAGAAAACTGGAAGACCTAACACAGTTGACCAAATATCCAGAATATCAATGGTATGAAAATCCAATAGCTATATTCCACGATCAAGAACCATTGGATTATGACTTTTACACTCAAGATCAGGTGCAGAGTCAAGTTAACCAGCAGCATTCAAAATGGTCAGTGAACCGTACTTTTAACTATTCAGCACTGGAATATATATCTCAGCAACATCTTAGAGCAGTGACCGACTGTGCCAACCAATATGATTTGACAATATTGGTACACTCTGAGCTGTGTAGTTGGCAAGTGGACCACTACTCAAAGAAAGGATTTGTGCCGGTATATTATTGGAGCCATGCCGTGATTGCGCAAGATTGGTTTAGATATGCCAAACATGATCCAACACTTGATTTTAAATTTTCCAATTTCAAACAAGATTTTTTAATTTACAATCGTGCCTGGTCAGGCACTAGAGAATATCGATTGTCTCTAGTGGAAAAATTAATCAGCAACGGCTTGGTTAAAAATTGCAAAACCTCATTCAATCCGGTTGATCAACAACTGTGTTACACCAGTCACTGCTTTGCAAACAAAAAATTCAACATACAAAATTATCAGTTGGAGAATCACTTTCCCCTCAACACCTATTCTGCAGATGCCAGTGCTGACTATGTCACTGAAGATTATGTTGAAACTGGTATAGAAATTGTGTTGGAAACATTGTTTGACGATGATCGTTGGCATCTCACAGAAAAAACTCTACGCCCTATTGCTTGTGGCAAACCTTTTATGCTGGCAGCTACACCGGGCAGTTTGCAATATTTGAAAAACTACGGATTCGAAACGTTTGCAGATGTGATTGATGAAACTTATGACACCATTGCCGACGGTGCGGCCAGATTGGATGCTATTATTCAAGAGATGAAAAGAATTGCTGATCTTGACGCTGCGGCTAAACAAGTGCTGTACACAAAATTGCATGAGATTGCACAGCGCAACAAACAACGTTTTTTCAATGGCCTGCTTGATCAGGTCGTACAAGAATACAAAACCAACATGGGTCAGGCCATGATTGTTATGCAACAGCACTGCACCGGTAAACACCGTGCAGTTATCAAACAATTACTACAAAATTAAACTGGAGTTTATATCCTAAACACACACAATAAGTATTTTAACCTGCAAGGAAACGCCTATGAGTTGGTTTAACAGAGCACCACGAAGAAACGAGCCCAAAAAACCCCACGTGTATCATCCTCCTCAAACCACCCCAGCAACCGAACGCATGCTGGAAGAAGCCAAGGCTGCCGGTCCCAGCAAAAAGAACAAATCAGTCAAGAAACTGTAACAATACTGTAACATCTTTGTGTTTAAATATTCATGTGCAATCGCACAAATTCACAAAGGAAAACACATGAAAAAAATCTTAGCAGTTATCGCGGCATCAGTGTACTTGATGAGCCCACAAGCAAATGCACAAACAATCACGGGTGCAGGCGCAACTTTCCCCTTTCCCGTTTACAGCAAGTGGTCAGAAGCATACAAAGAAAAAGCCAACGTTGAACTCAACTATCAAAGCATTGGTAGTTCAGGTGGTATCAAACAAATCAAAGCAGCCACCGTGGACTTTGGTGCCACAGATGCACCGCTAAAAGGTGAAGAGTTGACCGCAACTGGCTTGGTTCAGTTCCCCACAGTGTTGGGTGGTGTTGTGCCAATCATCAACGTAGAAGGTATCAAGCCAGGTGAGTTGCAGTTGACTGGTGATGTGCTGGCCAAGATTTTTATTGGTCAAATCACTCTGTGGAATGATGCACAGATTCAATCACTCAATGTCAAACTCAAACTGCCCGCAGACCCCATCACAGTGGTGCATCGTGCAGATGGTTCAGGCACAACATTTATTTTCACAGACTACTTGACCGAAGTCAGTGCTGCATGGAAAGAACAAGTTGGCAAGGGTGCTGCTGTCAAATGGCCTGCTGTGAGTTCCGTAGGTGGCAAAGGCAATGAAGGGGTTGCTGCCAACGTGGGCCGTATTCGTAATTCAATTGGTTATGTGGAGTATGCCTATGCCAAGAAGAACAAAATGACTCATACTAAATTGCAGAATCGTGATGGCCGATACGTTGATCCAGATGATTCAACATTCTCGGCTGCTGCCGCAGGTGCTGATTGGTTTGCAACACCAGGCATGGGTATCAGTTTGGTAAATCAAAAGGGCGCACAATCATGGCCCATCACAGGTGCAACATTTATCCTGATGTACCGTGAACCAAAGAACGTAAAGAACAGTCAAGAAACCCTCAAGTTTTTTGATTGGGCATTTGTGAATGGTGCCAAATTGGCTGCAGAACTTGATTATGTCCCGTTGCCACGAGCAGTGACTGACCGTATCCGCAGTGACGTTTGGACACAAATAAAGAAATAAAAGATTGACAAATAGTCAAGATAAATATACAATTACAGAGTTAACACAGTAAATTAAAAAGGAGATTTTATGAAATTTACAAAACTAGCAGTGGTATTCGCATCATTATTGATTGCAGGTTCAGCCGTGGCAGCAGGGGGTTATGCATCAGTGGAATATTCTGATGAAAGCAATCGTTTGACCGGTGCAGAAAATATCAACCATGCTGTAGTCATTGGCAGCAAAATAGATACTGTTGACTACAGTATCAAAATGGCCAACAGCCAAACAGAACTTGGCAGTGGATCAATCACTCAAGCACTTGAAGTTCGTGCAAAGAAAAATTTTGGTGCAGTGTACTTTGGTGGTCGTGTAGGTGAAAGAATCACCAGTTCAACACATTTCAGTTACTATGCAATTGATTCCGGCGTTAAGTTTCCGCTGGTGGCTGGCTTCACAGCAGATGTTGGTGCTCGCTACCGCAATGCGTTTGAATCAGGTAAATTGTATGAAACCACCCGTGGTCATGTTGCAGTGGGTTATGCATTGACCAAGCAAGACGCAGTTGCAGTTCGTTGGAGCCGTAGCTGGGGTGATGAAGAAAAAGACGCAGTACGTTTGCAATACACACGCAGTTTCTAAACTGTATTTTTAAACCGACCGCAACGATAGAGCGGCGCTGGAACTCGTAACCAGTACTAAAGGCCCAGAAGGGCCTTTTTTTACGACCGCATGAGTTGATCAGCAAATTCTACCAGTTGAGCATGATGTCCACCGGTCCAGCGCCGGCGCATCCATGAGTAATCATTGTACCAAAACTGTTCGGCTTCAGGATGACACCCTATCAAGCCAATGCGGTTTTGTATGATGGCCATGGCGTCACCGTTGACATAAGTTGCTACAGTTTCAAATTTTGTGTTGTCTCCAACTAGCGCACATCCATCATAAAAAAACATTCGATCTGATTCGCCCTGCCAGATCACGTCAATGGCCTTGGCATGTGGTCGGCGTGTGTCTGCGCCCGGGCGACGAATATACTGCACAGCATCTACTGAGTCCAAGATATTGAAATAGTGTTGCCCTGCCCAGTATGCACCCATGCAGATGCCTAGATATCGGCCGCCAGCTTGCACAAATTTTTGAACTGCTGGGGCATTGTGTTGCAACAGGTTGTCGTAACTGTCAGCATCGCCAAATCCACCAGGCACTGCAATCATGTCCACATCATCAAAGAACACATCTTCAACTTCGTTTCGGCTGAATAGTTTGAAGTTGTAGCGGTTGCTCAAGGCATGCATTATACCATTGCCGCTCTGTACTGAGCATCGGGGATCATGTATGAACAGGGCTATGGTGGGTTTCACGGGGTATTTATAAACGCATAAATTACAGATTTATATCCTGTATACTTGCCCAAAATCTTCCCATGGTGGCATATCATACCATAAGTATTTTCCTAAAACAAACTAAGGCAGCAACTTAATGGATAGATATCGAGAACTTGAACAACTAGTAAAACAATTTAGAAGAGAATTACCACAAGATCCCAAATACGCACATAGACTGGCAGAAGAACTAGAATTAATTAGAGATCAAAATTTTTCCCGACATTTCTTGCGTGTGAGAGAAATACTGGATCTCACTAGAGACATACCACACATCACCCGAGGCAGCGCAGGATCAAGTCTTGTGTGCTGGCTCATGGGCATCAGTGATCTTGATCCTGTGGAGGAAAACATTCCCATAGCACGTTTCATGAATCCCAAACGTGACGACCTCCCTGACATTGATCTTGACTTTCCACACTGGCAACAGGCCACAGTGATGAATCGCATATTTCGTCGTTGGCCTGGACAAAGTGCTAGAGTTTCCAACTATGTGATGTACAAAGAAAAGTCTGCCAAGAGAGAAGCAGCCAAGCGACTGGGAGCCAAAGGCACCCTCAAACGTGGGTTTGAATTCAGCCAGGTCCTGCCTCCAGAAGAAATAAAAGAGGCCGAACGAGTCACAGCCAAACTCATGGGCAAAAAACGTTGTATATCCAAACACTGCGGTGGCATCCTGATCTTTGATCGTGCTGTGCCCAAAAGTCTAATCAACGGTGACAATCAAATTTTGTTGGACAAGTACGAAACTGAAGATCTTGAACATTTCAAAATAGATATCCTGGCCAATCGTGGACTGAGTCAGTTGTGGGAAATAGATCAACGTCCACTCACAGACTATCCTGAGCTGGATGAGAAGACCAGTGATCTGTTGGGTCGTGGTGATGTGTTGGGTGTGACTCAGGGCGAATCACCTGCCATGAAGCGACTGTTTAGAGCCTTAAAGGTTAAAAGCAAAAGCGACTGTACCTTGGCCACGGCCTTGATCCGTCCAGTGGCCACACAGGGTCGACGCAAAGCTTCAGCGTTTCAAGACTGGAGTGCTGATACTATACAGCAAGACACAGTGGTGTTTGAGGATGATGCTATCACCATGATTGCTGATATTCTGGATTGTGACATGTACACGGCTGACATGTGGCGCAGAGCATTTGCCAAACGCAATGAAGAAAAGATCTATGAGTTCATGCAGTTGATTGGTGATCACCCCAAACGTGATCGAGTGTTGGCGTCACTACGTGAACTCAGTCACTTTGGACTGTGTCGAGCTCATGCCACCAATTTGGGCAGATTGATCTGGGCCTTGGCCTATCAAAAGGCACACAACCCTGAGGCTTTCTGGCGAGCCTGTTTGAAACACTGCGAAGGCAGTTACAGCAGTTGGGTGTATTACCAAGAAGCCAAACTGGCCGGGGCAGTGCCTTCGCCCAGCCAAGGCGGAGAGTGTGCTGAACTAGCCAGAACTGGTCGTTGGAGCAGCAGTAATTTTATTCCTGCCTGCACTGAAATACGTCGCCCCGGCGAAGTAGAGTTCCTGGGCCTGGTGGCCAATTATCGTGTGTTCAAAAGCGGCGCCAAAGACTACATAACCTTTGCTACCCTGGGCACCGGCAACGGTCGTTATCTAGATGTGATAGTGCCACATGCCATGTCCTTCAGCGATCAACCAATCTTGTGGGGCAAGGGCCGTTTAGACTATACAAACAGTTCAGAATGTGTTAAAGTGTACAAAAGCAAACGTATGAAATTACAGGACATTGAGCACATAACATAATGGCTAGACTACACATATACCCTCACAGTGAACCCCGACAAGATTTACACATCATAGCAGACCCAGCGGCTCTTAGAGCACTGGCACAGGCCTGTATGAACGCAGCCAAGACTCCACAAGGATTTGAACGAGTAAAACTGCACACCAGCGACGGACACGAATACACTGCTATGATTGTGGCCGGTGTGAGTGAATCTGAATGGCAGGCTACCCCTCCTGCCTACATGAAATCTCATGTGCCTTCCGTTGCCACGCTGGAAGATTACAACACCTTACGTCAAGAACTCCAGACCTCTAGGCAAGACGCACTGTAAAATTAGATCACACATTGTGTGATATATTATAAATATTTGTACACTGATGGAGGGTGGGCTATGAAACAACGGAAATTGATTTCCAAATTGTATCGGGCTTGCTTCGACCACGACGAGAAAACTATTCGGGAACTACGCATGCAGGAGTTCCGGAAGATTGCTAAACGCCGAGCCGAGGGCAAGTCATTTGATACAAAATGGACCTTGGTTAGAATTTAGACTTACACAAAACTGTAACACTACTGTAACACATCTGGTTGTAAATACTAGATGCAAAAAACTTATCGCTCAATTTTCATAAGCGATGTTCATCTTGGCACCAAGGATTGTCAGGCTGACAAACTCAACAACTTTCTCAAACACAACACCTGCGAAACACTGTATCTTGTGGGGGACATCATAGATGCTTGGAAAATCAAACAAAACAAATGGCGCTGGAAACAGAGCCACACTAATGTTATTCGCCGTGTGCTGGGTCATAGCAAGCGTGGTACTAGGGTTGTATATGTGGCTGGTAATCACGACGAGTTTCTAAGACCCTTCATGCAGTATGGCATTGGGTTTGGTATAATTGAATTGGTAAATCAAACTGAACACATAGGTGCAGACGGCAGGCACTATCTTGTGGTGCATGGTGACATGTTTGACGGCATCACTAGGCTGGCGCCGTGGTTGGCAATGTTGGGAGACAAAGCATATGACTTCATTCTTGGGCTCAATACTCGGATCAATTGGATTCGTCATCGTATGGGTTTTGGTTACTTTAGCCTTAGCCTGTTCCTTAAACACCGGGTCAAAAAAGCAGTAGACTTTATATTCCATTTTGAACACAATCTTGCACAGTACTGCAAGAAGCGTGGGTTTGATGGTGTGATCTGCGGACACATTCATCATGCCGAAATCAAAGATATAGACGGCGTTGCATACATGAATGACGGCGACTGGGTAGAGTCATGCACAGCCTTGGTAGAACGGCATGATGGCACCTGGGAAATCATAACTTGGACACAGGAGACTGACAATGTGGTTGATGATATTGATAGCAGTACACACAACGAATCCGCAAGATCAACCCGCAAGAATAGAATTGCTTTTCCCAACGCAAATCAGTTGCGAACAGGTGTTGACAACTATGAAATATGATTTAAAGTTCAAAACATTCAAGGTAACGGGACAATGTCAAAAACAATCTTAATAGTCACAGACAACTTACCGGATCAGATCAATGGCGTGGTTACCACTTACAAAAATATTGAAGCGTGTGCGATTCGGGACAACTATCGTGTTGTATATCTTGATCCCCGGAGGTTCCGCTACATTGATTGTCCTGGCTACAACGAAGTCAAGATTGCCTTTCCCCGGAACCTGGGCCCGATACTTGAGGAGATCCGTCCGGATCATATCCACATCGCCACAGAAGGTCCTGTGGGTCTGCGTGTTAGACAATATCTTGACAAACGTCATTATCGCTACAACACTGCTTATCATACTAAGTTTCCAGAAGGACTTAGAAAACTGTTTGGCATACCTGAAGCTGTTACTTGGCCTCTAGTGCGCTGGTTCCACAAACACTCGGGCAAAGTGCTGACCACCACTGAAACCATGGTTCAAGAATTAAAAGCACATGGATTTGACGGCGAAGTAATTCCCTGGACCCGAGGTGTTGATCGTGAGATATTCTATCCCAGAGAACGCCTGCCCAACGCCAAGACCACACTGGTGTGTGTCAGCAGAGTCAGCCGAGAAAAGAACTTGGATGATTTTTGCACCATGAGTTATCCCAACTCACGCAAGATCATGGTAGGCGATGGTCCCTATCGTGCAGAATTACAAGCACAGTATCCTGATGTGGAGTTTGTGGGATACAAAACTGGTGCTGATCTAGCATACTACTACAATCTAGCAGATGTGTTTGTGTTTCCCAGTCAGTGGGAAACATTTGGCATTGTGATGATTGAAGCCATGGCCTGTGGCACACCAGTGGCTGCGTATCCTGTCACAGGGCCATTGGATGTCATCGACGAAGGCATCACAGGATGTATGAATCCGCACTTGAAACAAGCTGTCACAGATTGTTTGTTTCTATCTAGACGTCAAGTGTGGGACGGCAGTCAACGTTGGTCATGGGACCGGGCATGGGAAATATTCCGAGATAATTTAGTACCTGTTGTGTAATAAATATGCAACAGGAGAAGCCATTATGCACAAGTTATCAATGGCGTTGTTATTCTGCCTAATCAGCTCTATAGCCCACGCCCAACAAATTATAGATTTAAACAAAGCAATGAAATGTTCAGAGCCACAAAACGTAATGAACTATTTTGTTGACAAGCATAAAGAAACACCAGTTTGGGTCGGTAAGACAGTGCATAATAGTCATATTACATTGTTGACGAATCCAGCAACTGGTTCATGGACCATGATAGAATATGACGATAGACTGGCGTGTGTGTTGGGTGCTGGTGAGGACAAGCCAGGCAGTAGTAAACCTGAAATTTAACTGGCAATTTCCGTGCTGATATATAACAGCATGGAAATAAAATTTTGGTCGCCCGGTGAACAGGAAAAAACAGTAACCCACACTCAAGGTTCATGGATACATTATTCCAATGGACAACGTTGTTTAGACGTACAGTGTGGCAACATGGCCTATATCTTAGGCTATCAAAACAATGAAATAGCCACTGCGGTGGCCAACAATCCAGTGAATTTCATACGTGGCAACACCGGTGAAACATCTGCTGACAACAACAAATTGGTAAAATTAATTTGCGAACTAGGGCAATGGGCTGCATTGACCTGGGCTGTGAGCGGTTCAGATGCGGTTGAAGCGGCCATGGCCATGAACGATACCTACTGGCAAACTCGTGGTCTTAAAAAGCACAAGATACTCAGCTTTGCTGGCAGTTATCACGGAACCACCATGTTGGCAAAACATCTGCGTGGTCAATACGAGTATCTCAATCGATCAGTATTGGTACCCAGTCCAATTTGGCAATATCAATACCAACAGAACGGACAAGAAAAACTCACACTAAATCATATACAAAAAACATTGAAAGAAAATCCAGATATTGGGTGTTTGATCGTGGAAACAGTGAGCTGGGCACAGCACATGGCTCCGCACAGCACAGCATACTGGCAAAGTCTGCGAGACATTTGCACAGAACACGATGTGTTAATGATAGTGGACGATGTGGCATTTTGTTGGGGCACCAATGGCACCATGTTTGGTTATGAATCTTATGGCATACAACCAGATATATGTACCATTGGAAAATCATTGACCAATGGATATTCACCCTTGGGTGCAGCCTGTTGCAACCAAAAAGTACTTGCACAAATAGACACCCAAAATTGGTCACATGGGCATACCTGGCAGCCCAACATGTCTGGTGTGGCAGCGGCGCTTAGTGCCACCCAACAGATACAGACCTTACTGCCCCAGGCTACTACAATACATCAAAGATTGGCAGACATTGCTGCGGAACTTGATCTCAACTGTCGAGGAGCCAATACTTTTATGTCTTTTGATTTTGATCGTGTGATATCTTTTGAAGAACTCTACACAGGACCTGGTGGATTAGCTTGATAGTTTTCCACACGTTGTAACAAGTTGGTGTAGAAACTGTCTAATTCGCCATTCCAACGTCCAATCAATCCACTGATGGCATGCAAACAATAGTCCCAATTCTGATCTCTATAGGCCTGCATCATGTCCGTGTGCACCTTGATAAAGGCTTCCATCACAGGAAAATCAGACAACGGCACCTTTTCTATCACACAATAACTTGTACGGGCGGCCCCGTCAGGCGGCAACACAAAAGTATCCAGTTCCAACACAGTGTAGTTGTTGGGTATTGATTCCAGTGCGTCTCCAAATATAATGTTCATTGCAGTTCCTTTTAAATATATATCATGAGTTTTGCATTTGATCTAATTTCTGACCTGCACAGTGAGACCTGGCCTGAATTTGTTTGGACCGGCCAAGCCACCAGTGCTTACGCTATAGTAGCCGGTGATTTGGCCCGAGACCGCAACACTGTGCTTGACATGCTTAGACATCTAGGTCAGTGTTACCAGGCAGTGTTTTACATTGATGGCAACGACGAACATCGATATTATTATGATAACTTGAAAGCCAGTTTTGCTGATTTGTCAAAAAAGATAAAGAAAATCCCCAACGTGGTGTTTTTGCAGGACAATGTGGCTGTGGTAGACGGTGTGGCTATATTGGCCACCAATGGATGGTGGACCTATGACCTGGATTGCAGTATTGATGCTGAACAAACTTCCCTGTGGTTCCAAGAACAATGTGCAATCAGTGCCCAAACGGCCAAAATTGTGGGGAGAATGGCCACCACAGATGCCAACTACATGATCAGCAGTGTAAAACGTTTGCAAACTCATGCGGATGTGAAAAAAATTGTATGTGTGACCCACACTGTGCCCGCGGCTGAGTTGATTTCACATGACATCAGTTTGGCCAACACTTTGCGATTCAACACCATGGGCAATGGCTTTATGTCGCGGGCGCTCAGTGCTGATACTGAACACAAGGTGCATACTTGGTGTTTTGGACATTATCATGGCGCGGTAGATCAAATTCGTCATGGTGTGAGATTTGTCAACAACTGTCGCGGTAGAGCAGACACTGAATGGAGGCAGTACGTGTATCATCCCAAACGCATTGTGATAGCTGACTAATTCACCGTTTCAGGTTCCAGTTTGATCTGTAATGGATAACTTTGTGATCTTGCACTAAGTGTGACTTCAATGCCTTTTTGTTCGGCAATTTCATACGGCAACACTGCCACAGTGGCAGCACCAGTTTGGTGAATATCAATGGTTATTTGCTCTGCTGTTTCTGCTGTGTAGTCAAAGTACTCAATCAAACTTTCCACCACAAACTCCAATGTGGTTTGGTTATCGTTTAGGTAGATAACTTTGAACATGGGCGGTTCTTGCACAGCCTCAGATGGTTTGATTCGGGTACGGGTGTCACTTTGAGCCATTTTTATTCCTTGCTTACAATCAGTGACAGCAGGATTGCTGTCACTGTATTTACATTATATTACTCTTTGTAGGAGATCGCAATGGTCTTTGGTTTGGCATCTTCGGGTACTTCACGTTTCAAGTGAATATTCAAGATACCAAGTTCAAGATGTGCATTGCTGATTTCCACATGATCAGCCAATTGAAATTCCCTGCGGAAACTTCGTTCGCTGATGCCTTTGTGCAAGTATTTTGTAGTGGATTCTTCATATGCACTGTCCATGTTCTCACGACTGTGCTTGCCTTCAATGATCAAGAATTTTTTGTCCTTGGTAACACTCAAGTTGTCAAATCCAAAACCAGCCACAGCCAAACTGATCATGTACTCATCATCATTGATTTGCACAATGTCATAAGGTGGATAGTTGTTGTTGCTTTGTTGGGCACTCACACGCATGAGTTCATCAAACATGTTATCAAAACCGATACCAAATTTGTGAATTGCTGGAAGATCGAATGTGCGAAGGGTTAGAGTTTTTGTCATTTGTTTTCTCCTTTATTAAGCAAGATGACTTTTTGAATTGTAGCCCCACTATGGGCACTACAGGTATATTTATAACACAAATTTCATTCTGTGTCAAAATATTTGGAAAAATTAATATGTTCGCGGAGGCAGTTGTTGAGCTTCTAGTTGTTTGCGCCAACGATTTTTGGCTGCACTGTGTTTGAGTTTTCTAGCAGTGGTGGGCTTGATGTAGAATTCACGTTCACGGAGATCATTCAGTATACCAGAATTTTGCACTTTTTTCTTGAACTTGCGCAGGGCTTTTTCAATGTTGTCGTCTTGTACTAGTACTGATCTTGCACGTGATTTATTCATTTATCTCTTTGAGCTCCTCAGGAATATTTACCTGCTGAGTATCAATAGAAACGGTGCGAATACCATGTGTGCGATAACGTGCCAAGTTGTACATGTGTGGCAACAGCACACGTTCAAGTTCTGAGTGCAGACCACGTGCGCCAGTTTTGTTGGCAATGGTGCGTTCAGCAATCAGATCCAGGCTGTCAGGGCTGAACTTCAACTCAATTTGGTCACGCTGGAACAACCACTGATACTGGCTGACATAACTGTGTTTGACATCTTGCAATATACGTATCAGGTCTTCTTTGCGGAGTTCTGCCAAAGCTACCCAACTGGGAAAACGTCCCACAAATTCAGGAATCATACCAAACTTGATCAGGTCTTCAGGAGTGGTTTTGTCTAGAGTCATACTGGTGCTGTCTGCCACAACCTGGGCGGAGAATCCAATGCTGGTGCCTTTAACGCGACTCCTTACAATGTTATCCAGCCCCACAAAGGCACCACCAGCAATGAATAGTATATTGGCTGTGTCAATTTCCACAGTTTCACCTGCAGGATGTTTGCGGCCACCTTGTGGAGTGATTCTACACCGGGTGCCTTCTACCAGCTTGAGCAAAGCCTGTTGCACACCTTCCCCTGACACATCTCGAGTGATACTGGCACTCTCGCCACGGCGGCTGATTTTATCAATTTCATCCACAAACACAATACCACGTTGTGTCTTGGCCACATCGCCACCAGCGGCTGTGTACAGTCTGGTGATCAAACTCTCCACATCGTCGCCCACATAACCTGCTTCGGTCAGGCTTGTGGCATCAGCAATTACGAATGGCACATTCAAATAACGTGCCACAGTACGTGCCAGCAGAGTTTTGCCCGAACCTGTGGGGCCAAGCATGAGTATGTTGGCTTTTTCAATTTCTACACCCGGGTCCGCATTGTCAATGCGTTTGTAGTGATTGGCAATGGCCACACTCAACACCATCTTGGCATGATCTTGTCCAATCACATACTGATCCAAGTGCTCTTTGATAGCTCTTGGATCTAATGTATCATCTGAGATTTCTTTGGCTTTGATGGGTAGCTCTTCTTTGAGCAAGGTCTGGCACAGGTCCACACACTCGTTGCAAATTGAGACTTCGTTGCCTACTATGAGCTTGGCTACTGAATCTTTGTGTTTGCCGCAGAAACTACAGTTGTCTAACGTTTCAGGTAATTTCATATTTGAATTGGTTTACACGACGAGCAATAGCATCAGCTTCTGCATCACTCAACATGTCTGGATCATATTCGCCACTAGTGAGTTTGGCAATCAAGTGCTCAATATATGCATCGTCATATGTGTAGTTATCTGTTAAAGTTTTGTCCACAATAATCCAGTGATATCCGTTGAACTTGTACAACACATTGGGCATGGCATCCACACGCATGTATGTGTCACCCTTGACTGGATTTGCAGGGAAGCCAATACCAAAACCTGATGTAGGTTCTCTGCCCAGGTCATTGTCTGCTACCAGCCCCATCCAAGGCAACTTTTGAATCTTTCCACGAGCCAATTTAGCACGTTCTTCTTTTATTGTGCCATCTGGATTTTCGCTCTTCCATTGTTTGATAGCAGCTTTGGTGCTGGGGGTGTCATGATCATCGGGCTCAATATCTTCAGCCACTGCATCTAGATAATCCTGGTTGAATTCCACAGGGTTGTTGTGCCGTGCTTGTTCAAATTCTTCTACAACTTCTTCTACTTCCGCTTTGTTGAGGGGATATGACTTGAGTTCGTCATACATCCACCCTGGCGGGTGTGGGTCCTTGGGCGGATCATCAAACAATTTGCTGGTCTCGACCACCTCATCTGTGGGCTGCTCTAGTTCTGCTATCTTGCGCAGTTGCTCTATCTGTTGTTCTGACAATGGACCATCATCAGGTTCATATGCAGGTTGATTGGCCCTGCGTTCACGTTCCCACTTCATGCTCTCTGTGGCAGCCAGCACCATCATGATGGCTAGTGGATCAAACACCACAACCAATATGATAATGACCCAACGCACAGCACGTTCTAATAAGTTGGCATCTGGGTTGTCGCCGTAGATGAACGCCGCGATATACTTAATTGGCCCAACCTCTGCTTCGACTTTACGTACCTCGGCGGCAATAGGCGCACGGGCATCGTTAAGTTCCGCAATAGACTTCTGCGACTGAAGTATTTCATTTTGAAGTCTAACACGCTCTTTCTGCTGGGTTCTTCGCAGAGCCACAGCCTTGTCGGCACCTTTTTCATCTGCTGAGCGGCCCAATACCGAGTCCACTCCCTCATCCATCTGTTTAAGCACCTTGCGGTTTGCTTCAATATTTTCCTTTTGGGTTTTGATTTTTTCATCATATATAGCAATCTTGCTTATTACATCACCGCTGATCAAGTTTTGATCACTGTGTGCTTTGCTTAAGAAACCAAAGATACCCATGCTGGTGATCACCATGAGCATGACCACTGCCGGTGCCAGGTACATCTTCATCAGCAGTCGGCAACGGTGCCAGTATTCATGCAACCATACAGTGACAGTGATCTTGGCCACTTCCAGGATGGATCCCATGATGATGATGGGTATGACTGCTGAGGCAAAAATAGCAGTAAGGCCCAGGATACTGTACCAGGCCGCAACCACGCTCAATGAAAGAGCGGTTAACAATGTGAAATAACTGAGGAACATAGATTTATTTACCGGGTGGTATACGGACTGTGACGGCTAGTTTAACGGCCAACCATGTGGCAATCTTTTGATCAGGTACATCAAACCAAACCCAAATATTCTTGTCGGTGTCCCAGATCAAATTTTCTAGTCGACGTCGAACATGATTTTGGCCTCGCCAGTTGTTGGCACCAAATACTTGATTGAGTTCGCGAATAACTGCATACCATGTGGCAATATCACGCAACTCAATCTGAATACGGTGCATGACCAAGGGCGTTGCTCTAAGAGAGTCGAGGGATTCAAACATACTCAATGCAGAGGTTTCAATTTCAACAGACATTACTATCCTTTACACTGTTTTATCTACTGGGCATACTCCACTGGGTACCAGCCAGTGTTTTGACCTATTGCTAGGTCTAGCCAGTGTCTCATCCTACGGGATTTATGTTTCTGATGCCACGGCACACAGCAGGACCGGTTGCAGATCTATTCCTACTATGTCCATTAAACAACCCACCTCCATGGTCATGCACAGTAATTATACTGCACAAGTCAGGCGTTGTCAACTTGTTTTTTAGTTAATTCACACACCAGGAGAAACTGCTCATAGGCCAGTCGCACAGCAGGATTGGTTAGTAATTGTTCGGCTTCCGCTTGCATGGCTTTTAATCCAGCGTCGGCTATGTCTCTGGCACTGGCAACTTCAATGGTGTAAATGTCATCGCCCATGGCTCGGTTCAACCGAGTCCAGGCACGTTGTTGATCACTTGTGAGTTCTTTTCGGCGTGGACGCATTTCACTGGCCTTGCGCACAGCCTCACTCATTCGATCTTCGGCCACACGGCCTGCGGCAATCATGGGTGCCAGTGCAGGATCAATATTGTAGCGTGTGCTACGTCCGCCTGGAAAGCACATGATCAAATGATTTCCCTTGGGCATGGCATTGTCTAATTCGTAGTCGGTCTCCAACACCGGTATATATCTACGCCCACGTTTTTCGTAGTAGATTTTCTTGGTCATAAATGCACCTCCCAGGCTCCAGTTTTACGGTTCCAATGACGGGTGTCATAGATTTGAAATGATATGCTACGACCAAACAATATCAGTTCTACTGTGAGTCCAGCATGATCTTGACGCCGGGTGTAGTTGATTTCAAAGCCAACTAATGTTTTGACAACACACAATTCTACTTCCCAGGCCATGTGGTTGGTGATCAACCCTGATCTGTTCCACAGGTTGCCAAAGGGCCGGCCCCAAGGGTTGCTCAATCCAAAACTAAGATAAATCATCAATCTATGTCAACTGAGCGACCCAAAGTAAATTAATGACACCAAGCAATACACCGGTGACTGCAAACCAAAAGTCTTTGCGATCTCCCGACACACGGTATTTTGCATACAACTCACCGGCCGCAAACATCATGACCGCACCAATAAACAAATACAATAATATCATACTTTTTCTCCTGCTTCAAAATCTCTAAAACGTAAAAACCTTGGGAATCTCAAACTGTATGATCCGTCTTGGTTTTGCGTAACTGCGTCAGCTTGCACTTCAACCAAGTGCCCAACCAAGTCTGCCCGACTGTGCCAATACTCATCACGATTGCTATCAGACAAGCCACTGCCAACATTAACTTGTATGTGTCTTCCATTGTCATCCCCTTCACAGATTATAGCACCCACCCGGCCTAGATTGCGACCGGTACCTTCTTCAAATCCCACAATGCTCAGGTCAACTGTGATTGTGGGTTTCCATTTCATCCACGAATCTGTGCGTTTGCACAGGTACGGGGCATCCATGCTCTTGATCATGATACCTTCAAATCCACCCTCCACAGCGGCTTCGGCATAGCGTTGCATGATGTCATGTCCTTCGGCTGTGTCCAGATCTACATCTAGGCCGTTCATGATCTGCAAAGGACCGTCTTCGGGCAGTTTCACTCGGGTACGTTCCAGTTGTTCAATGCGTTTGTGTTGTTGTGCATTGCAGTGACCTTCTTGAAAACTGCTCAAGGGCAAGATATCAAAGATATGGTACGTCATGCCTGTGGTCACTGCATTGCTTTTGCGGTGTGCTTGCTTCATCAGCTTCTGAAAACTCTCGCCCACAATCTCGCCATCCAGCACCAGTCGTTGATGCTGGGTTCCATGGCCATTGCCGCCGCCCAGCATGAACTTGGTGCTGTGTTGTCGGATGGCTTCTTCAATTTCGGGAAAGTTTTCAAACACTTTGCCATTGCGGCTGTACAGTGTGACATCACCATCTTCAATCACTGCCAACACACGCACACCATCCAGTTTGCACTCCAGGCGTTTGATGCCTTTCAGCTTCTTGGGTTGGTCTGTGGAGTCTTGTGCCAACTGACAACTGAACACAGGAATTTTCCATTCGGTCCGGCCCAGCACCTTGTTTAGTGTTTTCTCACTAATGCCACAACGCAGGTCTTTGGTGATCACACGTCTGCAAAGATTATTCCACTCTACACTATCAAAACGTTTCATTGTTTCTGCAATGGCATCTCGGGCACGATGACCAGTGAACGATCGTGTGCGCAGGCCTTCCAGCAAGCCCCAAAACACAGGCCAAGGATTTTCTGCATGTTCGATACCTGCACTCTCAGGCACCTGTTTCACATGGAATGTGTAGTAGGGGTTGTATGCTTGGTAGCAGTTGAACAAAAAACACTGTGCGTTGGCACTGCCCAGTTTTGAGGCTAATAGTGCTTTTTCAATCACTCGTTCTTTGTGCAAGCGACTGTCAGATGCTTCTAGGTCTCTTATCCAATCGGCTGCCACAGTGATACCGTTGAATTGTTTGTGTGTGAAGTCAATGTCATTCATATATTTACAGTGTTACCATGATGAGTTATAGAATACTTTCAAACCCAAAAACATTTCTGCACGGGCTTCCTGGATAAACTTCAAATCGTCGTTGTAGTAATAGTCATCTGCATCGTTGCCAAAAAAGAATCCTGATGTGCCTGGCAGTTCACGTGCTTTTACCACATACTCCAGCAACTCCAGGTCGTCAGCATCAAGTTCCAGTTCAATACCGTTGAATTTGTCGAGTTCACGCAGTTCATTGCCTTCACGAGCCAACCATAGTCGGGCCATCCAGCCGTGCAGGTTAGGGTGTTTGCGCCAGTAGGCAATTTCTCTTGGCCGGTTGACGTTGGGGTTTCGATGTTCTTTGTGATCTGGATCCCACTCTGAACCTTCGTAAAATTCTGCTTGCTGGCCTGCCCGAGCGGCCACGTATGCGTACATGTCAAGTCCCATATTTCTCTCCGTCAATCAAGTGGAACATTTTTCATTGGCTCAGTACCTGTCCAGTGTGCCTGTGTGACACACACACCTCGATACTGCACACCCATTGGGTGCTCACTTTTTTTGGGCAGTGTTTTTAGTGCCCGCTCGCATGCAGTTTTGGTAGGCATGGTCACAGGCACTTTGTCCATGTAGTTGCCACCGGGGCTGAGCATGGCAACGATCAATATCCATTCATTCATTATGCAGCCTTCAAAAAGTCTTGGTGCACCATGAACGACCCGGCACCGTGACGGGTAGGCGCAATCTCTACTATCTCTCCATATGTAGAAATCACAAAATACTGTTGACCTTGATATGTGACCATTATACGGCCTCCAACATGTTGGCTGGCACCTTCCACAGCATGGAACCGTCTTTGACTGTGACATACTTGATGGCAACCTTGGTCACTGTGCCTTGTACCACAAGACCGCCACGCTTGGCGCTGGTGAACTTGACTGTGTCACCTTTGGTGAACGTGCGGATCTTTTGCTTGCCTAACTGGGCACGAGCATACTGCACCGCACTCACAATGCTGTTGAGTTGTTCGTTTGTAAAATCGCCAAACATGATGGCAGTGTTGACTTCTTGGATTGTTGCGTATGTCATTTCAGGCTCCTTTTGTTACAATATGTTCATATTATAGCATTTTGGCAATTATTGGTCAACCACCAAAACGGTAATACTCAAGTATTACATGCTCCAGAAAGTTTCGCTGGAGGGTGAGCAGAAGTAAGGCGTGTCATAACGTTCCTGGTATGTCTTACCAGTCATCATGTTGCGTTTGGTAACCCAGGTCTCATGGGGTTCCACAATGAAACCCAATTTAGTTTTGGATTCAATCACCGCCCGGATATAGGCTCTGGTCACAGGAGCAAATTCTTCTTTTGCCACAAGACGCTTGCCTTCTTTTACCCGCTTGTCAGATTTGTACAGTTCCAATGTGTATTCAACTAATGCAGTCATTTTGGCTCCTTTTTGCTACTCTATGTCTATATTATAGCAAAATGGGCATTTCTGGTCAACCGCTAAAAAGTAGTACTTGAGTATTACACCAGTGCCCGTGCTTCTGCGGGTGTGTATTCGCTGTCGCTCAGTGTGGCCTGCGGAGGAACTGCATTGGGTTGGCTGGGCACATCATTGTCGGGCTTCAAGCCAGAGGCGTTGAGTCCTGCGGTATTACGCCCTTCACGCAACGCACCCACCATGGCCTGACCTGACTGGTTGGCAGTATTGGCAATACTTTCCAAAAATTCAGCTGCCATGCCAGTTTGTGTTTCTTGTCCGTAGCCGGCCAGGGCAGGAATGAAAGCAGTGATGGGCAACTGAGCGCCAGCTGTGAGTGTGGTATAGTCAATGCTGGCTTGAGTTTGAAAGATGCTTTCGTTGGCACTGTGTTGTACCATTGCGGTCCAAGCAGTGTTCAAGGTGGCAGTTGCAGTGCCCATGGCAGTGATGGCTGTACCGATCTCAGCATCAGCGGCTGTGACCAATACCACCAAGGCTGAATTATAACTGGCATAGGGATTTCCGGCATTGTAAGGTGCTGGAAGAGCAATTGCACCTGGCAATCCATACACATCGGTAATGAGATTTTTCATATAAGAGTATATGGTGTTGAGTGTGGTCAATGTTCCGGCTGTGAGTTGTGCTGAGATAGTACTGGTAACTGTGGTCAAATAATCATTGTAAGGAATACCAGCTGCTGATCCAAAAAAGTCTGTGGTCAAGAATGTGCCATTGGGTCCAGAACCCAATGCTATGTTTGTGCTATAATATGTGGCCACATCAGCAGGTACAGGTGTGGCGGTATTGGCAATCAATGGTAGCCCCTTGAGTGTGCCTAATTTTCTTGAAAATGCTGCCGTCTCGGCTGCTGTTTGATTTAGAGTGGTCATTGTAGTATGGCTGCCAGTTGGGGTGCAGTGACTCCGTTGATGCCTTTGACCTGTTGGAATGCAATCTGCAGTGCTCGATTGGCAGCAGCATCGGCAGCAGGAATGATTTTGGCCAGGTCATTACAACCAGTGGGCGTAACTGATCCTGAATTCAATATGGGAGTGATCACACTGTTGACTGCGCCAGTGACATCATATATCAGCACAGGGCCATCAGGTGTGGGCAGTGTCAGACTGCTGTAGCTGGTGGGAAATAATTTCACAGGATTCAATAGGTCTGCCATGGTCGCAATGTTGGGCAACGTACAATCCAATATAGACAGTACATCTTGCAAACAACTGCCAGTGACATTGACCAACGCAGGGTAACATTTTTTTTGCAAACGATCAAATTGATTGGCAGTGAGTCCTTGTGAATTAAAAAGACTCTGCACATTGCGATTCACAAGATCTGATATGTTCTGATCGGTCAACCCTTGAGCTCTCAAGGCCGCGGTCACACACGGTGTTGAGCCATTGAGCATGCGACCTTTAAGTGCCAGCTGTTGCAACAGTCCGGCCGGAGTACCAAACTGTTCCAGATTGTCAAACGCAATGAGATCGCCACAGTCTGCTAAATCAGCACCAAATGCAGGAAAAGCCAAGTTGACCTTGCCAATGTCCGCAGTAATAAGATTGTCTTGATTTGAAAATGTGGGCCCAAGATAGTCAGTACTGTTGACATTCACAGCACTGTTGATCACTGCATTGGTAAGAGTGATATATCCTTGTGCGGCACCAAAAGCCTGTGCAAATTTTCCAAAGTCGCCGCCGCCCAATTGAGTGCTGGCTGCTGTGGTAATAGTAGTAGCATAACCGGCATTGCCCACAGTCCAGGACACATTACTAGGTACCGAGTCTCCTAACGCAGGACAATAGTTACCACTCACATTGGCGCCCAATGTTTTGAGATTGGCCAGGGTACCTGCACCAATGCTCAATGACACATTGCTTGCGGCTTGCCCAATGGTGTAGATCAAGTTGGCAATGGGTGCAAGAGCGTTGTAACTGGCAATGTTATTGGCCAATTGTGTGTTGGCTGTGATGGCATTGCCTGCGTAAAATCCCACGCCTGCTGTGAGTTGTAGTGGTGTTGCTGTTGACTCTGCCATTACGCTGCTCTCACTGTGCCGGAACCTGCTACCCTAGGATGACCACAGGTGTCTGCATCGCCATCACGTATGACCGGCTTCCCGCCAGCACGTACAGATCCTGAACCACCCGAAGTCACTGCTGAACAATGAATGCCACAGCCAGGTTGTCCGCAACAAGGATGCGGCGAGACTGAAATACCAGGTACAACTATGGGACGCCCGTTCACACGCACAGAAGCCACACCTGAAGTGTTTACTCCCCCCGATGAGTTTGGATCACCTTGTCGTTGTACTGCTGGCATGTTATCCCATTAAGATTTTACTGCGCACAGGCTTGATGCCTGTTGTGGCTTCCAGATAACTGTCCCCGACATCTTCACGCACAGGGGCAATCATGGCCACGCTAGATATATTTACCGTGACTTCTGCTTCGGGATCTGCGGTAAACAATGAATTCATCAGTTGTATGCCTTGCTGTCCCGGCACCACTGCCACGGGCTTGCTCAGGGTGTAAGTACTGCTGTCATATGCTGTGATTTTTGCCACTATTTCCTCACCATAGCCCATGCGCATGGTGTATGTTTTTCCTGTTTCAATGCTCATTCTAATTCCTTTTTAACTATTGCCAACTGATAATTTACCAGTCCTAACTTGAGCCTGTGATAAAACATGTTCACAAAGGCATCAATGCTTTGTTTGCAACGCCCCAGGTAGTGTTGGTCATCTTCCCACAAATAATCATCAAACAACATCACGCCACCTGGGCGCAACAACCCAAAGCACATCACAGCATCTGCTAGAGCATCATCTGCATTGTGACTGCCATCCACATAGATGAAATCGTACTGACGTTGATCCACAATCAGCTGTGCCAGTGCAGGAAAACTCATGTTGGCCAGCACTTCTACAGTTTGCTCAGGCTTGCGAACTTCGGCGGTGTTGGCGCGAAAGATTTGTTCTATGCTGCGATCTTCTGGAATGGTGTCGTAACTGAATGCTGTGACAGGACGGTCAGCAAACGGATCAATGCAGGTGATTGTGCCTGTGTCTGCTAACATGTTTTCCAACATCCAGCAGGTGCTGCGACCTTCGTGGCTGCCTATTTCTAGTATACTGTCAACTGTTTTTTGTTTTTGTAAGTAGTTGGTGATGTAATCAAAATTGACCAGTGCATTGCTGAACCAGTCAGATGTGAATTGTGGCATTACATCAACCTTTGACGCAGTTCTGAGAATCCGCCCACATACTCTTCATCCAAGAAGATCTGTGGCACAGACCGTGCAGTGGGCACTGACTCCAACAGTTGTTCACGTGTCCAGTCGTGACTGATGTTGCGCACTTCATATTCGATGCCTTTCATTTCCAACAGGCTCTTGGCTTGTTCGCAGAAGGTGCATTGGTCCTTGGACCATACTATGGCTTTCATTATATTTTATTTTCCTTTAGATTCTGTTCGATCTTGTGCCTTGATTGGCAAACTCACAGGGTATTGAGCACATGCTTCGGGGTTGCCTTGGCCCGCTTCAGTCAAGAATGATGTTGCAGGTGGCACTTGGCCTGCAGGGCAAGAACATACAGCTATGCCATCAGCACCTTTGACACAATTCCAACTAAAGCAATTGCTGGATTTTGCGCCAAGATTTAAACTGGCATCACACTTCTGTACAGTTGCCTTTTGTTTCCAAGGCCATGGGCTAAAGTTGTTGGCTTCCTGGGGGTAAAATATTTTAGGTGCAAACAAACTCCAGACATGTTTGCTGTCTGTTGCAGCACATGACCCCTTCATGTTGCCAGCACTGGTATCAGCAATGGCAATGCCTTCAAGGATGGGACAACGACATTCTACTTCAGGGTAAGGTACACCATTGTTGCCTGTGATTGTTCGGCCAGTGGGCTTGCAAGTACTTGCGGCACACAGTGCGTATTCGCCCGAGCAAGTTGTAATTCCATCCTTGGATGGTTGGGCAAATACGGGGGTTGATAGCATTAAGAATGCTAGTATTACAAATAGTTTTTTCATTTGGTTTTCCTTTTATAAATTGGGTAATTCGTCGTAGTTCAGTTGATCACTCATGACGCCGATAACATAGTTAGTTGATTCGTTCTCCTGGAGTGCAGTTTGTTTCTTTGATGTGTCCACATGCTTCATGAACCAAGGAATTGGTGTGCTTCTAGGTGCAGGCTCCTGATACTTGATACCAATTTCTTTGAGTGCGCCCACTGCTGTGTAATCCACAAAGTCTTTGAGAATGTTGGCATTGAGTCCAATCACAGGACCTTTCTGGAACAAGTAATCTGCCCAGGCCTTTTCCTCACGGATCACATCCAGGTACAACTGATACACTTCAGCTTCACATTCCACCTTGGCAGCAGCAAATCGTGGATCTTCTTTTACAACTTGATTGATCATCCATGCTGTCCAGTCCTTGTGCAGGATTTCATCTTGCAGGATCAGGCTGATGATGTTGCCATTGCCAATGAAGATACGGTTCTCTACCATGGCCAGGCTTGTGGCAAAACTTACCATGAAACGAAATGCTTCTAGTGCATAACTGGCGTTGAGCGCCAACCATATGGCCTTGATATGTTCTTGTTCACGAACCATACCTGTCATTTCACTGCCGAGTTCTTTATGACAATTTATTCTGTGTAGTTCGTCGTAGTACTTGCCCACACTTGATGCCATTTCTACAATCTCTCGGGTGTCATGGATGGTGTTGAACACATCCTTGGGTACATTGTAGATGTTGCGAATGATGTGGCTATAACTTCTACTGTGAATGTTGGTTTCAAAGAAACTCCAGTTGTACATCAGGGCTTCCAGTTCAGGAATACCCACAACAGGAGTAAACACCTGTGCTGGTCCACGGCCTTGCAAACTGTCTAATGCTGTTTGGCGCAACAAATTTGACGTAAAGATATGTTTCACAGTTTCGCTTGATTCTTTGAAGTCGTTGGCGTCTTTGGTCAAGGACACTTCTTCAGGGATCCAAAAGAAACCACGTGCTTCTTGTTCAAATTTCACAAGTTTGTTGTACTTGACTTCTTCAAAGCGTTGTATTGTTACAGGTCCCGCAGGGTCAAGAAACATCTTGCGATGTAGGTAGTCAGTTTTGGTGGCTAGATTGTATTGTGCTTGGCTCATTTTAGTTCCTTTATTTTATATGAGATTTTTCCTGTGCGGAAATCATGTTCAACTATCACTTTACTATTGGGAGCATTTATTACAGCAGGATAGGTTGGCAGCTTCCAGTGTCCGGTGTCCAGATAAAGTCTATGTTGGTTATGTTGCATGCCTGCTCTGAGCACAATCAATACTGGCCGGTCATCTGTGTCAACTTGCAGTGTACGAACAGGATTGTCCACAAAAGATGCATTGGCGTCAACCAAATATTGACCAGCATAGTTGTGGTTGTTTGTACAAGCTACATGAGCTGTTGAGCAAGGCAATTCAGTCACCCCTGGGGGCAACCCCATTTTTGACTTGATACGTTTGTTGTATTTCTTTGACAACAACAAATTTATGTATGATACAAACCGAGGATCAACGTCCACCCCAGGAAAAAAATGATTTTTTTCATGTGTGCGAATCAAATTACAAGCACTGTCCGTTGACATCGGTACTGCATATATTTCTAAAAAATACTGCCCTGGTAAAAATTTCTTACCGGTCTGCCTGGGCAGGCTGTTGTAAAGACCTTCACCCCAGATATTACCGTCTACAGTTTCAGTAAACACCACTGAGTGGTCATGCTCGCAGGTGTGATCATAGCGTTGGTTGATCAGTGTGATACGATCTTGCAGTTTGAGTATTTTAATTACTTCACAGCCCAAACGATAACGATCAGAATCTGACTCGTAGGCCACAATGCTCCGGGCGCCATGCTTTAAGGCCAGCATGCTCAACAAGCCTGTGCCAAACCCAATCTCCACACAGTGTTGATCATGAACCTCAGTCAGTATTTGATCGTAGAATTGATTTCGTGCAACATCATTCAACATGGAGAGATATACCCCATCGTGTTGTTCAAAATCAATGCGATCTAAGAATTTCATTCAGCGTGTACAATCTCTAAATAATAACAGTGAAGATTGTTTTGCATGTCGTTTTGATCCGCAATCCTGCTTGATTGATGTATTTTTCAAATGTTCGTGGACCACAGGCATAGGCCTGTTCTTGCAATAAGATCACTCCATCTGCAGTGAGATTTTTTTTGATATTGGCAAAAAATTCACGGTGTACCAACCAATCAGGATCAGCACTTCTGCGATCATTGTACAACACCTGATTTACAAATGGATGATCATTCATATCCCAGTGCGGTGGTGATCCAATGATCAAATCAAATTTTTTGTTTTCTGGAATGTCTGCAACACCAAGGATATGGAACCAATCCACTTTGCCAGAAAAATATTCTGGCAAGTTCTCAATGGTTTTTTCCACAGCTCGCAGTGCTGGTCTATAGATGTCTGCACATGTGAGTTTGTCACAAATGCCGCTGCCTAGAAACAAAAACCCAATGTAGGATGGGCCCGATGCCCATTCCATGAGATTGTTGAATTTTCTTCCTGGATATAATTGTTCAACAACTTCTTTGCAGATCAATCCAATGGCAGTACCACCACCTTCAAACTTGGGATGATTGTACATGACAATATCACCAGCCTGACAAGTGTAGTAATCTTGTTCATCGGGCACCCAGTCAGTTTCAAAATATTTGGCATTGCTGATAACTGGACGTCGACCAAATTCACTCAGGCGTTGTAATTTAATTGGCATGATTGTTCTCCTGGGGTTCGTACACAGGCACAGCCCAAAAGGTCACTGTGCCTGCTGGTATAACATGTTCTCTATGCACAGCCAGCACTGTTTCTATGTTGAAATAGTTGTAACTGTTATCAATCGGTGTGCCCCATGTACTGTAATTACCTAGGCCTGTGTTGGAATTGTTTATTTGATAGTTGGCTCCCGGAGCACCGGCAAATGCCTGCCAATGCGGTGACCATTCCCAGGGGTTGGGCAAGATCATCATGCGCCAACCTGGTGCCATTTTGGCACGCCAGGGCCAGAACAACAATTTCATTCGATATCGATAAGGACTGAAATCGCGACCAGTTGACGTCTCTGTGGGGTCATGCCATCCACCTTCAGGTGTGCCTGGACAATCAGCCCAGGGTGTGCCATGCATCATTTCTGGGTGCAAGTTACCAGAAGCAAAATGTGTTTGCCATCCGCCCACCGGCACCGGCAATGGCATGGCATAACCAATGTCTACCAGTCCTCTAAATCCCACGCAGTGTCTGATGGTATGGTCGGCCCCAAATCCTTCAGGCAGGTATTCAGTTATGTTGCCTCGTAAATTTTTAAACCATCCAGGTAAAAAATTATGCAATGGCTCAGGTGGAGCACATTCAAAATCAAATCGTGAATCGTTGCAACTTTCCCAGGTGAGGTAAGGTGTGGCTTCAACGCTGTGATTGACTGTGGTAAACATTTGATTACAGTTTGCAGGATTCACAGTCTTCCGCATCATCAAAATCAATCACTTCCAAGGGTGCTGTTTCTTTGTCTGCCCGGGAACCTTGTTTGTTGATTAGACTGTAGTAGAATGTTTTGATACCCCAGTGATGTGCTTGCATGAGATTTTTAGCAATCAGCGTGGTGGGCACTTTGCGGTCTGGCCAGTGTGCAGGATTGTAGAATGTGTTTGTGGAGATTGATTGATCAATGTATGCCGCCAACACAGCGGCTGTTTTCAAATAGCCCACACAGTCTTTTTGCGCCCACATCATTTGATATTTGTTTTTAAGCCTATGGTACTCGGGCACAACTTGTGTAAGCGATCCTGCCTTGCTTTCCTTAACTGAGATCAGACTCATGGGCATTTCAATGCCATTGGTTGAATTGATCACAACTGAACTACTCTCCACAGGCGCCACTGCCATCAGTGTAGCATTGCGTACACCATATGCTCGCATGTTGCCACGCAGGGTGTTCCAATCCAGTGCAGGATCAGGTGTGAAGTCTGTGAGTTCATTCACGCCTTTGGCTCTGCGTTCCCAAGGAAACTCGCCCCGACCATAGCGTGTTTTGTCCGAGTCTAGGCAACGACCACGTTCTCGGGCCAGTTCCACTGTGGCTTCAGTCAGGTAGTAGGCTTGATGTTCCATCCACGTCTTGACTTCAGCCAAGGCGTCTCGTTCTCCGTACTTGAGGCTGCGTTTGGCGTGCCAGTAGGCCAGGTTGGTGATTCCAATGCCCAGGGGCTGGATCTCGTCGTTGGAGAGTTGAGACTGGATGGAGAGAAAGTCTTGATAGTCAAGAATGTTACACAGGCTACGCTGAAGTATACGGCAAGCACGGCGCATGTCTTCTGGATTACGGAATGCACCCCAGTTGATTGAGCCCAGTGTGCAAAGAGCGATACGACCATCACGGTCATCCAGACGTTTAAAGGGTTTTGTAGGAAGAAGTATTTCACAGCAAAGGTTACTCTGGTAAATGGTGTGATATTCAGGATCAAATGGGCCTTGACTCATGACATTGTCAATGAACACAAGATAGATGCGCCCAGTGTCAGTACGTTCTTTCAAAATGCCTGACTTGAACACTTCTTCTGCAGCCATTGTTTGTGTACGCAGACTGGAATCCTTTTCGTACTTGACATACAGTTCCTCGAACAGTTCTGTATTTGAATAAAAGGCTTCGTACAAGTCAGGCACTTGATTGGGATCAAAGAATGTGATGTTCTCTTTGTTCTTGAATCGGCGCCAAAAGAAAGCAGATAGTACAACTCCGTAGTCCATGTGTCTGACTCGTGTTTCTTCTGTGCCTTGATTGTTTTTAAGTACAATAAGATCATCAAACTGCAAATGCCATATGGGATAGAACACAGTGGCTGACGCATTGCGAATGCCACCTTGGCTGCAACTGCGCAGGTCTCCAAACCACTTTTTCAAGAAAGGTATCATGCCTGTGTGCATGATCTCGCCGCCACGTATGGGTGAACCTAATGGACGCAAGCGACCAATCTCCAAGCCAATGCCAGCACGTTTGCTGGCATACTTGGCCATCATCTCACCGCTGGCAAATATGCTATCGAGATCATCGTCTGATCTAATCAGAACACAACTGCTAAACTGCTTAGTAGGAGTACCAAGCCCAGCCAGCACAGGTGTGGCCAAAGTGAAAAGTCCGTCGCTGGCTGCTGTGTAGTATTCTTTGATATAACGCATGCGAGCTGTGTTAGGTTCTTCTTTATGGAAAACCGTGGCCGCTGCCACCATGTATCTAACTTGAGGGGTTTCATATGTTTGTCCTGTACTACGATTTTTTACTAGGTATTTTTCAATCAGTTGTTCTACTGCGGCATAGCTGTAGGATTCGTCCTTGGCATGATCAATCATGTCTTGCATGCGATTCCAGTCGTCCTCTGAGTACCATTCTAGGAGTTCGGGAGTGTACAGGCCAGTGGCCACATTGGTTTTCACAATGTCATACAAGTGTGGAGGATCATATGATCCGTATACGTCTTTGCGCAGCATTGATAAACGCTGTTTGCCTGCCACGTACTGATAGTTGGTGTGCCCAACATCGGGGTTTGACTCCACATCAATCAGGTCCACAATGGCACGTAGGGTAATACCATCAATTTCTTTGGTGGTAATACCATCATAAAAATGCAACTGTGCTTTGATCTCCACCATGCTCTGGCTAACATCTGCTATGCCTGCGCATACCTTGGCTATCTGTGTCTGCCATTTTTCCAATGCCAGCGGCTCACGAAGGCCACTGCGCTTTACAACTGTAATGCTTTTCATCTCTTCCTAACGAATTTTTTGTTTTATTTGTTCTTGATTGACACGCCGTCGGGGTTTTGACTTTCCCAGACTGATATTTAACACTTGATCAGGATCCCAATTCAGTATATATTTCTCTTTGGCGACCAGGACTAAATTGTCACTGTAATACTCTATCATGCAGGAATCCTGTAGGTCTTCACGGTCTAACATAGCAATAGTATACATGATTCCCAGGCCTCTTGCAACCGGACAATACTGGTCATCGCTCAACAACTGCCAAGGATCCGGCCAGTCCGCTTGATCATCCCAGTGCAGATGATAGGCAGTCCAAGGAGTTTGGAACCACCATTGATTGATTTTGATCAAAGCAGGCTCTGAGTCCAGTTGACAGCATTGCTGTCTCAACTGTGCCCAACTCTCCAGCCGCTCACTGAAGTCTCTAGGCCACATGGTGTTTAATAACTGCGACCCAAGTGTGTCAAACTGTAATAAATTGTACCAGCAGCTCTCACAGCACTGGAAGAATACAGCACTGTCATTGTACCTCCCACATCTGTCACAGACAATATTACATCGGTATCTGAGTTTTCCACATAGTCATCAGTAAAGCTCAAGCCGTCGCCGGCTGAATCATCAGCATCATTGACCACTGTGATGGTACCTGTACGTGCCGATGTTTCTCGTGTGATGGTATAGTCCATTTTGAATGCTTTGATCTGCACTGAACTTACTGTGAACAATGTGGTTGACACAGCACCGGCACTGAGTGTGCCCTGGGTGCCAGTTTCCCGCACAAAACTGCCCATTTGAATCTGCGCAGCACTGTCAACTCCAATGCTGGCTGGCACTGTTTGAGTCACACTGTTGTACAGTTGGATTCTAGGAAACGTACCACTGTAGACAGTGGTTCTCTGAAACATGTCGCCCACGCTGACATTGTTGATGGCGTCTATTGTGATCACCGCTGTGGACGGCAATGTGGTTCCGTTGAAGTGATTGCCCACATCATAAAAAATGTTGTAGCCTGATGAATTCAAGCTGACATTGTTGAACACCAAACCCTGTTCGTAGATGTTGTCAAAACTGTTGCTGATAAATTTTACCCCGGTGGCGCCGCCGTTGCTGGGACTGGCCCCACCTAGCACGGCACCCTGATACAATGTATCAAAATCACTATTGCTCACAGTGGCACCGCGAATCTGTTGATCAGTGTTGATACCATAGGTAAAACCTGAAAATTTGCAGTTATCAAAATTGATCTGTGTACATGGCAAACTGGGAGTGCTGAGCCAGTCCACGGCTCGGGTATCATCCACGCTGACATTTAAATCACCAGTCAGCAAAGGACCAGTCATGGTCATAAGCGTAAAACTGCACTGCTGAGCCTTGTCAATCAGCATGCCTGTGTTGAGTTGATTGGTTCTAATGCCAATGCTGGTGATTTCAATGTTGGTGGGAGCAATGGCACCGTTGGTGGCAATGTTGACTCCGGTCTGCTGTAGGCTGTCTGCCGTCTGCGTCACGTAGGACGGCAACGACTCTGCTGTCCAGTACACAGGATTGGTGATTGCAACGCCCGTGGCCGGAACTGACACCAAACTGCGATAGTAAGCACTGCCTGGCACATAATAAACCAACACACCTTGAGCATAAGCAGTGTTGGCTGCCCAGTTTTGCACTTGAAAGTCCAAGATAGAACTGTTGCTGCCTTCGCCGTACAAACAAGCAAACGGTGGTATGAGAATACTGTCTGTAATGATATAATTGCCTGCTGGAAAAAACAAACTGCGACGAATCTGAGAGTTGGCCTGCACACAATACAGTTGAAACAGTGCGCGATTGATGGCTGCTGTGTCATCAGTTTGACCATCTCCAGTGGCGCCAAAATCTGTAATCACTGCATAGCTGTCCAGACGACTTTGAATACTTTGAGATACAGGGCTGCCAGATGTGACTCCAGTCTGCGCAGTGTATCCAGCGGCTTCGCCTTTGTAAGTGTATTGTCCAGCAAAACTTAAGATGTCTGAAAACTCAGTGAGAATTTCTGTGTTGCCCACCACAGGAGCACCGTCTTCTAAGGGACCATTGCCTATGAACAATCTGCGTTCGTCTGTTGCCCAGCCCAGTTCGGCTCCAGCCAGGGGCTGCGGAAGGTCTTCTACCAGCCCTTTGCGGGCTGTGATTCTGGATATTTGTAAAATTGCCACTGTGTGATTCCTTGAGGTATCACATATTTAGCAAGTAATACTGTTCAACCTTTTTCCACCACAAGTCGCGATACCGATCAAACTCTTGCCCTTGCAGTACAAATTCTTGGTATTCTGGCTGGGAGATCATGTTCATTTGTTCATCCAACGCAGGTTTAACGCACATCAAAACTACGCCTTTTCGTATTTTCGTGCCGTGCAGTTCGTTGTGTGCTTCTGCATAGGCACATAACTGTACAAAGTAATCATCAATCCACTCGCGCCGTTTGGGTTTGTTGGTTTGCTTGTAGTCTAGAATGGCTTGTTCATTCAAGTGTATACCAGCGCCATCTGTAGTACCTGCATAAACTCGGGGGAAATACAGAGGAACTTCTATACCCCAAAATTCTGAAACATTCTTCAACCCGTGCTCAACAACTTTTTGCGCCATGGCATGACTGGCCCAGGAGAATGGATTTGTGCCACGATCTTTGATCACACCGTCTCGAACATACTGTTCAAGATATGTGTGCATGCGTGTGCCACGGTTGGCAGCTTCTGTTGTTATGGCCTGTGCTTGCTCATGCCCCACTCGATTGCGCCAGTTTTGCAAGGCTTTCTTACTTTCCTCACTTTTGGTAGCATCAAGTATGGTGGTCACTGATGGCAACCGGTTGCCATCAGGAGTGGCATACAGTCTACGGCCATTGACGTTTTCCCGAGGTATGGGTTGATAATTGAATTTTGGATTGTACAATATTAAACTCTGAAACTTTCTCCGCAACCACAGCGATCGCGTTCGTTCGGATTGGAAAATTCAAAGCCCTCGTTAAGGCCTTGGCGTACATAATCTACTTGTGTGCCACGCAAGTACACATCATGTTTTTTGTCCACTATCACACAGAAATTTGGTTGGGCATAATTTATGGTATTCTCATCAGTTTCATATGCTTTAACATATTCTAACACATAAGCCAGTCCTGAGCAACCTGTAGTTTTTACACCCAGTCGTATGCCGGCATAGCCTTTGGTTGTTACCAATTTTTGTATTTTAGATTGTGCTTGATCAGTTATGGTTATCATTGTAATATTTAATCCATGTCAGAGAAAATTTCGTTTGCTAAGTGCTGAAACTTAGATTTGACTGCCATCTTTACAAATGCCTGTTGACGGTCAACAGGTACCTCCTGCTGTATAAACTTCATGAACTCGGGCTCTCGGATAAAACTTTGCCATAAAGCTACGTCAGCAATCTGTACTAAGTTTCCAGAAAAATTTATGGTATAGTAAAAATTGTTTTCAATTGTCCAATTATGATATAGATTGTCATGTAAATTTTTGTATTGTTGACTATTTAAAAATTTATCAACAAGTTTACTGGTCTCCAATGGTTGAGACATATTTTCTTTCAATCCAAGATTTATAGCACTCAATGCAATGTAAATCTGAGACAACAAATTCATTTGTACAATGCCAGACTGATCAAAAGAACTGCTTTTTTTTGGAATTTTACTGGAGTAAACACCAGTAAAAATTCTATTGCTGTAAATATATTCAAATTGAAATTTTTTCTGGTATTCTGGATTGTATATTGCAGGACTGGCAGGCAACGGCTCGTTTAAAAAAATTATAGGGAAGATATTTTGTTGCGTGACCTGGTCAAGAGTGTGTCTCCAGGTCACAGGCGTTTGGCCCGGAAGTCCATAGATCAATTGAGCCTTGACAATCAAATGAGGATATTTTTCTCTCAATTCATTGGCCATAGACACATGTACATCCCACCCAACGTCAGGACGATCAATGTTATCCAACACTTGTTTGTTAACATCTTGTACTGAAAAATTCAACGTTTTATTGACCAAACGACCACGTGCCATGATGTTGAAAATTTTTAAATTATTTTCTTTTTTTAATTTACTAAAATTGCCACCAACATGGAAATTGGCATTTTCTTGTAGATTTTTTTGTGCAAAATATTCAATCATATCTACATCTTCGTCGTATTGTCCAACATTGGCATCAGACAAATATATATTCTTCAGTCCAACTCGTTGAAATAGATCAATCTCTTGTTGATAAGTGCCTTTCCGTCGAGAAACTTTGTTCCCGAGTCCACTGTTCCAGTCACAAAATGTACAAGAATACGGACATCCTCTAGTAAGAGTGTATGGCAACCACACTGCCAATTGTTTTTTTCTTGCATCAGCAACCATGGCTTCAAACATTTTTTCGTTGTGTACAAATGGACTGACAGTTAGCATTTTTACAAATTTGTAGTCTGCTACCACAGGACTGCCCGAAACTGAGTGTTTCCACGCACAGTTGGATGTGTTGAAAGCAATCATGGGAGTATTAAATACCAAATGATTTACAATGTCTGCAAATGCCTGTTCACCGGCGCCGTACACTGCATAGTCAATGTACGGATGTTGATCAAAAAAATCTTTGTTGTTGTTAACATCAATGCTGGGTCCGCCAGCAATCACAGTGATTTTTGCAGCAAGTGCTTTGATTTTGGCTATCTGTTGCATCAAAGATTCGTTATTCCAGAGATAATGGCTGGTGCACAAAACATCCACATTATTTTGAAGCATGTATGCCACAAGCTCTTCTGTATTGATTTCTTGTTGTATAGGGAGCAGCCACTGCACATGCTGAGCTGTGTCTTTGTATAATATGTCAATGTATGTTTTCAATTGCAGGGCTGCAGGGTACACCCAGGACTGCACCATACCGCCAGCATGATAGAATAATATTCTAGTTTTTTTATTTGCTATAAAACTGCTTGCGCTACGTGGCATAGTGTTCTAATGTTTTTTCCTATAGTCCTCTACGGCAGCCTTTATAGCATCTTCAGCAAGAATAGAACAATGAATCTTGACTGGTGGCAATGCGAGTTCCTCAGCAATCTCTGAATTTTTAAGAGCTGCGGCCTGGTCAAGCGTTCGTCCTTTAACCCACTCGGTAACAAGAGAGGATGAGGCAATGGCACTTCCGCAGCCGTATGTTTTGAACCTGGCATCTACAATAATTCCGTTTTCAACTTTGATTTGCAATTTCATCACGTCGCCACAAGCAGGTGCTCCCACCATGCCTGTACCAACGGTGTCGTCAATTTCAAACTTGCCCACGTTACGTGGGTTTTCATAATGATCAATTACTTTTTCTGAATAAGCCATGTGATATTCCTTCGCTGATTATAGCGTATTTACTAATAGATGTCAATCGGGATGGTTATACGCCGCGGTCTTTGCCGGCGGCGGATTTGGCCGAGGCAGCCACAATGTCTTGCGCTTTGTTCACCGGCATTTGGGTTGGTCCGTCAGGAGCCGAGCCTTTGTATTTGATTACCGTGGGATTTTGCGGATCCATGGGTTCTAAAACTGAATCCAATGGGGCTTGACTCACCACGCTTACAATGTTTTTTTGATTGACCGGAAACCCCAAACTTTGAGCGGCGCTGATGAATGCATCTGTGCTGATTTGTTTTTGTGCATTTTCATCATCGGCTCTGCCTGATAGAAAATTCACTAGACCCAATAATTTTTTTGGATCTGTTGAATTGCTGTTTTCGACTTCGTCGATTCTCATTATCTACGGGCTCTGCCCAGTGCGGCTCCGGCTGGTGCTGGTTCTTCAGCGTCCATTTCAGCACCCATTTCAGCACCCATTTCAGCACCCATTTCAGCACCCATTTCAGCATCGGCTTCGGCACCTGACAGTGGAGCAGGTGCAGCACCTGGCACACCACTGGCAGCCATACTGGTGTCTAATGCAGCAGGTTGGCCTGTGACCACACCCAGTGCTGTTTCCAGTTGTTGCTTGGAACCTTGCAAGTTTTGTACAAGCCCTTGCAATGCCGCAGTGACATCAGTGTTGAATTGTGTGGCTTGTTCCATGCCAATTTGATTGCGGATACTATCAACCAAGGCAGGCAGTTCTTTAAATTGCATCTCTGTGGTGTCTTCCAACATCGATTGCATTTTGTCTACCATGTCTTGTGCAGCCAGCACAACTTGTGCTTGCTGAACTTCTGATTCTTTCAAGAACTGGTATGCTCTACGCAAACGGCTTTCGGCAGTCAGTGTGGCCTGTGCATTGATTAGTTCTTGTTCTTCGGGAGAAGGAGTCTGACCTTTTGCCAGTTTGTCTTTGGCTGCCTTGAGCTTGGCTTCGGCTGCTGGATCAGCTGCCACGTTGCCTGTTGGCTGTGTGCCGGGTTTTGCTGCGGCACCTGCTGGGGGTGCCATGTCTTCGCTCACACGATGTGCAAGGGCCTGTTCCATCATCACCAGTTTCAAGTAAGCAGGATTGCGCTCACTGGTGTGACGACCAGTACCACGCTGATGTTCAGCAATCACACCACGCACACGTTTCAGCATGGTCTGTGCTTCACGCACTGTGAGTTTGTCCACAGGCATCTTGGTACCAAAGTAACTTTCAAATACTCGGGACACTTGGCGGCTCTTTTTTGGCGTGGCCAGTTCAGTTAATTTCATTTGGCAAATCCTCTTAGTTGTAGATATTTAGCCGAATTTAAACATTTTTCAAGTTCTTGATTCAGCA